CGTCGACCGCGGGGGTGCGCAGGTTGCCGTCCGGGTCGGACAGCAGCGTGCGGTCCACCGCGACCGACAACGCCGGGTCGTTCTCCGCGATGCGGATCGTGCCGTGCGTGTGCACCTGCTGGGCGACGTGGAGGATCTGTTCCACCTCGGCCTCGTCGGGGGCGTCCGCCTCCTCGAACCCCAACGCCCGCCGTTTCGCCGCGTTCGAGATCACCGTCGGGTCGATCGTCGAGATCGAGATGACCTCCTTCGACCGGTTCGGTTTCGACACCAGCCGCGACGCGTCGTAGCCGATCGCGATCCGGTTGAACGGCTCCGGCAGAGGCTCATCGTCCTTGATTCCGTGCGCCGCCCGAAACCGGGCGTGCAGATAGGTGTCGGTCAGCCCGGCGGTCAACAGCACGGCGGTCGGCTCGAGATGCGCCCGGAACGAGTCGTCGTCGATCTGCACGGCGTTCGCGAACGTCGTCTGTGCGTGCCCCATCATCACCTCGGGCGGCGCGTCCAACATCATCGACAGCCGCTCGAGCGCCTCGCGGCGTTCCACCACCTGCTGCACCCGGTCCTGTTCCCCGAAGTTCAGATACTGCACCAGCTTGGAGAAGTCCTCCACGTCGGCCTCGACGACCATCGGCACCACCCGGGACGCGGACGCCGGGTCTTCGATCGGGTTGGTCATCGCCTCGATCAGGTCGCGCACAAACGGGCTGTCCTCCTCCGACCCCTCCTCCGCCGCGTCAGCGCCCGCCATCGCCTGCGTGATGATCGTGGAGATAAACAGCAGCCCGGCGCCGCGCAGCCGGCTGATCGTCGAAGCCCGCACACCGTGGGTCAGCAGAACCAGCTCCTGGAGAACCTCGAGGGCGCCGTGCACCGAAGAGTCAGCAAGCCGCTTGAACCGGCGATGCGGGCGCCACAGGCGAGCGACGAACGCCCCCTCGGGCACCGGCTCGGGTTGCAAGCCGGGGCCGAACAGGCGCAGATACTTCTGGGCTTGCGTCTTGGTGCCCTGGCCGACGGGGCGCAACTCGTCGACCGACACGATCTCCCACTGTTCGCCCGTCAGCCCGTCGGTGCCGAGCAGGAAGCATTCGCCGGCGACGAAGAAGTTCTCGAACCCGGCGCGCATCAACTCGGGCTGACCGCCCAGCTTGTCGCGCAGCTCGGCGATGTACTCGGCCGCCTCGTCCAACTCGGGCGGCGGCTCGGTTTCGGCGTCGTCGAAGCTGGTCTGCACCGCCCCGTACTCATCGACGAGGCCGGGCACCAGCCGGATGCGGCTCCCGCAGTTCCCGAACCAGAACTGCACGAACTTGAGCTCGCCGACAGCGTCCGCGTAGTTCCAGGCGTCCAGCTGCCACATCTTCGACGCGTGCGACGGGGGCGGCACTTTGGCGTCGCCGGGCCGGCCGACGATTTCCCCGGACCCTTTCAACGCTTTGATCGTCCCGTAGCCGCGCATCACGGATGGCGTCGGCTTGGCCTGCTTCGGCTGATCGGGGACGGGTTGGAGGGTGGCGCGGCGGGCCATCAGCGGTCGACCGTCGCCAACAGCCCGATGACGGTGGAGGCGGCGAGCGTTTCAGGCGCGTACCAGCGGCCGCCGGGGATCAGCCCGCACGCCCATCCAGCCGCAACTGTGGCGGCGGCGACCCACAGGCCGGCGCACCACATGCAGCCGAGGAAACTGGCGAGGGCGGGGACGGCGAGCAGGATCCGCCGACGTGGTCGCTCGCTGATCGTGTCCGCCACCACTAGCCGGGTGACCCGGTAGGCGGCGAGCGTGATGGTGAGCAGCGCCAGCGTGGTGGTCATCGAACCCGCGTGTTGTTCCGCGGCTTGCGCACCCCGACGCTACGGGTGACCGTCCCCCGCTTCGCCTTCGCCACATGCTGAGCGACCGCCTTGCGGAGCCGCACACGCCCGCCGGCACGCGGGGTTCGGACGCGGATGCTGGCTGGGTGCGCTCGGCGGGCCATCAAGCCGGGAGGATGCCAGCGGTGTCAACCCAAGGCAGCGGTCACCCCCGGTCAGGCGGCTTCACCTCGGTGGGACCGGCGGTGTCGACGTCGACCTCGAGGTCACCGGACTGGCGGTCCTGCTTCACTTCGACGCGCGCCGCCTGCCAGTTAGTGAAGTCCGTCGCGAAGTTCGCGTACAGGCTGACCAGCACCAGGTAGAGCACCGACACCGACTTCCACACCGGCTGAGCGAAGGCGAAGATGACGACCACCACGACGGCGTTGGCGAGCCAGAACATCATGCGGATGAACGCCCCTTTGCGGAGCGCCTGTGACGACGGGTGCAGGAAGCTCACCGGCCGCTCACCGCTTCCACGGGTGCCCAACCCAGTTCTGATGGTCGGCCGGCGGGTTGACCCATGACGGCACTCCGCACGGCCACCGGCCAGCGAGGAGATACTGACATGACTTTCCCCAGCGCAACGCCCGCCACCGTCGGAACAGCCACCAGGTCAACGCCCACCGGTCCCACGGGTCGAACGACGTGACGCTGTAGATCGTCCCGTCGCCTTGGTCGCTGTTCACGCTGTCGCCTCCCTTCCCTGCCGTCGCGCTCTCGATCGGCGCAGCACCTCGCGGCGCACCACCGGCTTGCACTCCACGCAGTACCGAACCTGCACGCGACCGGGCCGGCGGGCCACCATCATCAGCACACCGCACCGGTCGCACGCGGCCAACCAGCCGCTGTCCCCCGGCCGGTTCAACGGCAACCCGCGCGACATCAGTCGGCGCTCTGACTCCGACAGGCCGCCCCACATGCCGTCCGGTTCCGGCTCCGCCAACGCATGGTCGGTGCATTCGGCTCGCACCGGGCAGGTGGCGCATACCTGCTTCGCTTCGGCGCGTCGCTCATCGTCGAACCAGATGGCGGTGTCCATCCCCCGGCACGCCGCCTGCGCCCGCCAGGGTTCCACCTGCAGCAGCGCTGCCCGCACATCCGCGGGGGTCACGCCACCACCCACTTGGATTGCCTCACCCCGCCGCCCGCCGGCGGCAAGGTCGAGCGGGCCACATGCGACCTGGCCCGGCCCATCGGGCGGGCCGCTCGCAGCATCTCGTCGGACAGTAGGTGCACGCAGGCGTCCAGGCGGTCCGGGCTGTACGCATCATCCGGGGTCCACGAGCACAGCTGGTCCTCGAGCGCCGGGAACGTTCCCACATGATGCACCCGCCCCTGCTCGTACAACGGTGACACACGTTCCAAGCGCACCATCTTGGTCTGGCCGCGCACCGGCACCGGGATCAGGCGCGGCGGGGACCGCAGGTCGAGCTCGAACGCTGCCGCTTGCAGCGCCTCCTTGACCACCTCCGGCGCCATCGCCGCCTCATAGCCGATCGCGTCGCAATCCCACTCGCGCCAGGCGGTCACCGCTGTGCGAGCCCACTCGGATGGGGTCATGCGGCCGGACAGGTCGGCGAGGATGTACGCCTCGTTGTTGGTGCCCATGCCGCCCACACAGATACCGCACTCGTCCGCCCCCGGTTTCCCGCTGAAAGACGGGTCGATCATCACCAGCCGGCGGCGCAATGCCCGCCACGAACCGCCCGGAATCTCACCATCCACCTGGCGCGCGTTGTCGATCATGTGATGCGCGATGAGCGCCCCCTCCACCTCATCGACCAGTTCGCCGAGAAGCTCTTGGCGTTCCAGGCGGGTGCCCTTCCAGCGTGACAGCACCGCGTCCGCGTACTCCGGGTCGAGGTTCGCGAGATTCGAGTACGTGGAGCCGCGGGTCACGGTTGCCAACGCCCGAATGTCGCGGATCAGCTGCACCGCCTTCGGGGTGCCAGTCAGGATCCCCTGCGCCCTGTATCCGGCCGGCCAGTCCGGATGTGGCGGCAGCCGCAGCCCGATGTCGAGGTTGTTGAACGTGGTGTCCAGCACGTTCCCCGCCCGGGCGTCATCCCAGTCCTGCGGCTCATCCCCCCACGCGAAGTGATGCTGCGGGCCCCGCAAGTTCGACGGTTCCTCCGACGAGTACCCCTTGGCCGTCGACCCGTTCACGAACACCAACTCCAGCGGCCCCCGGTTCCACGCCGTCTTCCGTGACCCGCCCCGCAACGCCTCCGGCGGCACCACCGACAACAACCCTGATTCGCCCTCCACCATCACCTGGCGCACATCCTCCAGCCGACGCGACACGAGTGCGATCCGGCAGCCAGGGAAGCGGCGGGCACGGTCCGAGATGTCTTCCGCCGCGCCCCGCGTCTTCCCCGACCCGCGCCCCGCCTGATAGAACCACCAGCGCCACGACCCGGGCGGCGGATGCTGATCGACACGAGGCTCAGCCAGCCGGCGGCCGGTCGAATCCGCCACCTCCGTCAACCACAACCAGCGCGCCCGGGCCTTCTCCCACGGCGACAAGCTCGCCAGGAAGCGCTCCTGTTCGGCGGTCAGGACGGCGACCATCAGCGGGCCGCCAACCGCTCAGCCGTCGGCGAGCTCGACAGCCTCCGCCCGACCGGCCGCCAACCCGGCGAAGAACCCGCGTAACTCCCCGTCCAGATCACCAGCTGAAGCGACCGCGACCTGACCGGCCAGCTCCACCCGCGCGTTGTCCCGGAACTTGTCCGGCCGCAGCGCTTTGAGCGTGAAGATGAGCAGCGTGTCCGACCCGCGGCGCACCACGATCGGCTCGCCCCGCTCGTCACGCAGCACGTTGCCATGCTCGTCGTGGGCGACCACATCGAACCCTCGGGCCCGCTCCAAGGCGATCTCCTCGAGCAGGTCGGCGGCGTCGTCTTTGGCCTGCTCGAAAGCGGCGGCGTACTCGGGGTCGGTGCGGAGCCACTCGTAGTGGGTGTCGCGGGCGACGTGGGCGGCGAGGGCTGCGGAGCGGACGGTGCCGAGGCGGGCGTAGGCGGCGAGGAAGGCACGCTTTTTCGGTTGTCGGATGGCGGGCGCCGGCACGCCACGAGTGGTAGCAGGCGTGTCAAGCGGGCGGCTGTGGTCATGGTCTGGGGGTGCTGATAACGACGGTGACGCCGCTGGCTTGGGCGGCTTTCGTGACGGCTTGGCGAAGGTAGTTGGGGTGGTTGGCTTCGCGGCAGGCGAGCAGGGTGTCTTCGAGGAGCCGGCGGTCGATGAGGGTTGTTCCCCAGTCCCAGACGGCGGTGAGGTCGGCTTGGCGGCGTGGGTGGGTCCAGCCGATGGTGGCGGCGATGTGGTCGAGGACAGCCTGGTCGGGGTGTTGGTCGTGTTTGGTCCCATCCGATGGTGGCGGCGAATCGGTGGGTGCTGGGGAGGGTTTGGGAGGGGTTATGTGCTGTGCTGTGCTGTCGCTAGCGTGACTAACAGCGTTCGTGCGTTCGTTCGTCACGCCGTTACCGTTGGCGTTCGTGCGGCGTTTCTCACGCCATGACTGCGCCCGTTCCCGGTTCGATGCTCGGCGTGCACGTATCCGCTCGGCGGGGTCCTGATGCTCGAGGTAGTCGTGGACGTCCCATCCGTCGGCGGCCTTGTGCCACAGGCCGGCGTGGACGAGTTCGCTGGACGCTTTGGCGGGCACGTTGCCGGCGGCTGCTACGAGGCCGAGGGCGACGGCGGGGATGTGCCCGTCGGTGAGGTTGGTGGAGCAGTAGGCGAGCCCGGACACGTAGAGGACTTTGGCGGCGGCGCTGAGCGCCATGACCTTGGGGTTGGTGAGAAACTCGTCGTCGACTCGGAACCAGCCCATTCAGATGCTCCTGACTGCGTTGAGGAATCGGCCGGTGGGGGCGTGGTAGGCGACGCGGGCGGTGCCGGTGGGCCCGTGCCGGTTTTTGAGGATGATGAGCTCGGCCATGCCCCGGTCGTTGCTTTCGACGTTGTAGACCTCGTCGCGGTAGAGGCCGATGACGATGTCGCTGTCTTGTTCGATGGCGCCTGAGTCGCGCAGGTCGCTGAGG